TAACTTTTCTGTACAAAAGAATGAGAATTACTTTGCAAATGGTATTCTTACTCATAACTGTTACATGAAGAGACACAAACCGGAAGGATTAAGCATAGCAACTAATACTATGGATATCCTGACGGAGATTAATTCACATGCATACTTTGCAGATGTAGAGAAACCAAATCAGACGGGAGAGTATGTAACTTATGATATTTCTTGTAATGAAGACTTTGCTCTACATGCTAAGTATCATGAGTGGGAGAAAATATTTGCATTCTTCCGGGATCATCCTTTAGCCATGGGTAGTTTTGCTACTAAGTATGTGAATGAAGATTTACTTAAGTTTAATCCAGAAGGTAAGATTAGAATAAGATTTAGTCTGATGCCTCCAGTTTGGAGACTAATACTTGAGCCTCATACTAGTACTGTAGTTAATAGATTAAGGTATATAGAACGGTTTATAGATGCTGGATATGAAGTGCATCTTAACTTTAGTCCAGTAATTGTTCATGATGATTGGTTAGATAACTATAAAGAATTATTTGAGTTTGTAGGGCATTATGCAAGAACTTATGCTTGGGATACTGATGCTGTCAAAGCTGAAGTAATCTTTCTTACTCATAATGAAGATAAACATAAGTATAATCTAAAAAATGGTCTGCCGGGTGAAGAACTACTATGGAAACCAGAAATACAAGAGAGTAAAGTATCTGAGTATGGTGGTAAGAATATCAGGTATAAACATGATCTAAAAGCTGAGTATATTAAACAGTTTACTGAGCTACATGATAAGATTATACCTTGGAACACAATAAGATATATTTTCTGATATGGCAATTAGTATAGGTGGTGATTGGGATATTGATAAAAAAATATCCAAAGCAACTCTAAGTAAAAGAAAGAGTTTGGTAAAGAAAATTATAGAAGAACACTTTGAAATGACCTTAGTTGATACAACTCCTGTTGGTAAGAATCTAAATTACTTATGGTGGATGTATAGAAAAGGTACAAAGCAAGATCAATTTAAACCCTTCATTCTAATCTTTGAGATCAATTTATTAGTATCTTTAAATATACTCAAGGAAGATGAAGGAAAGAATATTGAATCTATGCTTGAGTCTCAGGATGAGGATAACTACTACATGGCTCTTCTTGTCATTGACAAACAACGTGAAGAAAGAATTAAAGTTCACGGTAAATGGAATAAGACAGATGTATCAAAAGAGTTTGTAGATTTGGTAATGAATTATTCTGATAAAGTAGTAAAGAATTACCCAATTAATAAAAGATAAATCATGAGAGAAGAAGAACTTATAGAAGAAGGATTTGAGAGAGTTGATGTTCTTGTAGAAGAGAGTGGTGATCAAAGTGATTACTATTACTATACACTTAATCTTGAACCTGCTCTTGATTTGACATCTAATGCTAGTGATGAAGCCGGTGAAAAGAATTGGGTAGTTTACTGCTATGACTTGGAGATATGTATTAGAGATATAGAAGATATACAAACTCTAATTCTACTCTATAAGAAATGGGGTAAGAATAAAATGTAATCCTTATGTTTTCAGGAACTTTAGTGAAGAAAAACTCCAAGCTGGGTTATTCTAATAAGAAAGATATGCTCTTGTATAATCTCTTCTTAGAAAAGATACAGGAAGGAGAAGAAGTAGAAATATTTATTTGTAAAAAAGGTAAGAAGGGTAGTGCTGCCCAGATTGCTAAGATACATGCAAGTATCAGAGAGCTTGCAGGTGAATTAGGTTTTAGCTTTGATGATATGAAACTTATCATCAAAGAGAAAGCCGGGCTTTGTTATGAGATATATGATGATGGCACAAAGAAAGTTATGTGCAAATCCTTTGGTGATTGTAGTACTATAGAGCTTACTCTTGCTATAGAAGCATTAAATGAGTTAGCTAGTAAGTATAATATTATTCTTGGGTAGGTGCTACATAACCTTCATCATCAGGTTCAAGTACTTCTTTTTCTTCATAGAAGTTTTCTTGTTTTCCCTGTCTTTCAATCTCTGCAACTGCTAATGATATTGTGTAGAAGGCTCTTTCATAAGGATCCATCTCTGCATAATTACCATCAGTAACCTTTTTAATCTTAGCAGCTCTTACTTTATCATCTTTGATGATGTTAAAAAGAAAGTGAAGAGACTCTTTGAGCATTAGGTAGTAACTCTTGTTGACTTTGATGTCAATGAGTACATCATCTTTAAGTTCTTTTACTTTAATTGCCATAACACAAATATAAAAATTATGAGTCATAAACTTGATATTGAAGAAATAAAAGACAAAATACATGCTAAGCTAGAACCATCAGGATGGGGAAGAGTACTAAGAACATTTATCTACAGTAAAGAATTTGAGACTATTGTTAGTCAGTTAGTAAAGCAAACCCAAGATGGTAAAAGATTTACTCCTACTATGAAGAACTGGTTTAGAGCATTTGAAGAGTGTCCCTATGATCAGTTAAAAGTAGTTGTAGTAGGTCAGGATCCATACCCAGGGTTAGGTCATGCTGATGGGATAGCATTCAGTCTTAAAGATACTGATGACATGCAACCAAGTTTAGAGTATATGTTTGATGCAATAAACAGAACTGTTTATAACGGTGTAACTGCATGCAGAGATAAAGATCTAACAAGATGGGCTAACCAAGGTGTGTTGTTACTTAATACTGCTTTGACAACTAATGTAGGTAAGGTAGGTCAACATTATCTTATATGGAGACCTTTCTTAGCCTATGTATTTGATTGGTTATCTTGGAATAATCCTGGGCTTGTGTATATCTATATGGGTAAAAAAGCAGAAGAGTGGTCAGACTGTGTTAATGATAACAACTATAAGTTCAATGTAACACACCCTGCTTCAGCAAGTTACAACAACTTAAAAGAATGGGATTGTAAAAATGTTTTTCAACAGACATCTGAGATAGTAAAGAGAAACTATAAATTTGACATAGAATGGTAGATATCTTTAACAAACTGCTTAAGAATGATCTTACTCCTAATCAACTTTATTTGTTGTGGTGTAAGAAGCATAACATGTGTCCTTTGTTTAATCTTAACCTGACCGTAGAATATATGCGGTTAACTAATGATGGATGGTTGCTAGAAGATGGTAAATTATCTGGTAGAGCATTTGTCTTAGTACAGGAGTTAGAATCATTCTTCAAAAACAGTAAGAAGAAAACATCTTCTGCTATTATGGGTGAAGATTTTGACAAAAGAATTGATGAATATTTAGAAATTTTTCCTAAATTTAAACTTCCATCTGGCAAATATGCTAGGACTGACAAGAAGAATTTAGAGAATAATTTTAGGTGGTTCTTTGAGAATCACAATTATGATTGGGAGACGGTGATTAATGCAACAAAAATGTATGTAGATGAATATGAAAGGCAGGGATATAAGTACATGAGGACATCACAGTACTTTATCAGAAAACAAAACTCCGCAGAAAAATCATTTGAATCTGAACTAGCAAACTATTGTGAAGTATATCAGAATGGTGGCGGGGATTACACAGAAACACATTTTAGTGAGAGAGTAGTATGAGAAGTTTTAGACTTCTCAGTATTGCTGTAATAGGAACAATCATTGGTTATACAGTTATTAACCTTGTTATTGTACCCCTGTCTATCTGGCAATATCTGGGAATAGAATTAGTAATTACAGTGTTACATCTTCTCTATAACTACGCAAAGAGAGAAGAACAAACACAAGTAATAGATGAGTAATGTAAATAAGACTCCAAAGAAAAGATGGAGTAGTCAGAGGGAGGGTTTTCAAGAGTCACTTAGATATCTGCAAGGTAGAATGCAGGGTAATATCAGAAGCCTCAAGACACCTTGGCCAAAGTTTAATGATGCTATGACAGATGGTATTGAATGGAATACTATTACTGTTATTGGAGGAAGACCTGCAAGTGGTAAGACATTGATTGCTGAGCAAATTGTAAGGGAATCATTTGTTCTGAATCCAGGGGAAAATTTCAGAGTCTTGCAGTTTCAGTTTGAGATGCTTGCAAGAAGTTCTGCAATCAGGGAATACTCTAGTGTCATAGGTAGGTCATATAAGTACTTATGTAGTGCTGATGGTAAGCTAAGTGATACTGATTTACAAAGATGTTATGATTATGCAAAGTCCAAAGTTAAATATCCCATAGATATAGTAGAGACACCTTGTACAATAGCTGAATTCAAGGAGATTATAGGGGAGTATATGATGGAACACGCAACGTATGATTCTACAGGTAATATGATTTTTCCAAAAGTGTTGATTACTATAGATCACTCTTTATTGTTTAAGAAAGCACCTTATGAGAAAGATAAGCATGATATGCTTAACAATCTTGGTGAGATGCTTACACACCTCAAAAGAGTTTATCCTATAGCTTTTGTTGTGCTGAGTCAGCTCAATAGAAATATAGATAACCCTGAGAGAAATGAAGAGGGTAAATATGGTAATTACATACTTGAATCTGATTTATTTGGGGCAGATGCTCTGTTACAGCATGCTGATACTGTTATAGGTATCAATAGACCTGCTAAACGGAAGATTAGGTTTTATGGCCCTGATAGGTATGTGATTGAAGATGATAGAGTTATTGTCTTGCACTTTCTGAAATGTAGAAATGGTGATACAAGACTTAGCTTTTTCAGAGCTGAATTTGAAAAGATGAAAATTGTAGAAATGATTACACCTCCTCAACAGGAGAAAAGATTATCAACTAAATGATGTAAATTATGAGTTTATCAACTAAAGCAACAAATGTAAACAGACAGGAGAAGACTGAGGAGTTGCTCAAACATCATGATTGGAAGTTTAAGTTAATGCAAGATGAGAACCCTTTATTTATTCCTAAGTGTGCTTATATACCTAAAGGTATGAATGAGACACATATTGGCTTCTTTCA